GAAACTTTTTCATTTGTCCTGCACTTCTAGCACAAAACGATTTTCTTCTTTTTGCGTCTTTACTACCAGGTTTTACTTTACCTGTAACAGCAGTTTTTAATTTTGAACCGGGGTTGTCTCTTCTATATTTGGCAACGCCTGCTTTAGTCATTCCCGCCCCTTTTTTAGTGGGGCGGAAATATTTTTTAGTTTTTGGTGGTTGCTTATCTGCCATTACCCATCAAAAAAAATTGTGGCACTGGCATAACCAGAACTTATATCGATAAAAGCTCCGTCTTTATAACGAACACCTTCATCAGGAATATAAGGATCAACTTGACCCGCAACAGCAGGTGTATCAAGCTCTAATAATTTAGCGCCTGTGTGAGATCCATTTCTGATTATTAATGCTCCAGCAGTTGCACTACTAACACCATGCATTCCTCTTACTCTTGTACCACCTGCAAAAACAATACCTTGTGTCGTAGTTGTTGCAGTGAAACCAGCAGAAGTAGCTGTAGCAACAGCTCCATCAGCTTCTATTTTAGTTACGGTCAAAAAAGCTTGAGATCCTGTCACAGTGCTATTATTTGGCCCAGTAATGCCCTCAGTGACTGTAGAACCATTAATATCTGTTCCAGTTACTGTAAATGTAACTCCACTTATATTTCCTGTTGAAGTTAAAGTAACAGTTGTAGCCATATTAGAGCCATCGTTAACAGCAGTCCCTGTTAAAGTCATTTCTCCAGCCCCACCTAAAGTTTGTGCAGCAGCGAGAGAAGTTGTGCTAGCACTTACTGCCTTAAAAAGTTTAGTTGTAATTGGTGATGTGGACATTATTACTCCTTACGCAGGTGTGTCACCAGCAAGTGCTATCTGAGCGTTTTGTAAATACTTAACAGTTACTGTTGCATTACCTGCGGTTCCATCACCATCAGTTCCTGTAAAATCAGCAAGTACCTGAATGTCGGTTGAACCAACGTTTGAAGCTTCTGTATCTAAAGTACCATAAGTTGTACCAAGAGCTTTCACGTTAGCAGTTGCAATAAAAGCATCCCCATCAGCAACAGTGCCGACTGAAACAGTCGCTGCATTTGTGTCATCATTTACAGCTGTTACGTTAAGAATAACGTCTGTAATTTGTGAGTTAGCAGGAATTGTTCCAATAACTTGGTTTAGGTGAGAGGCACCTGTGATATCAATAAATGCAGATTGTGCCATAACGACAAAACCTGTATTTTTTACATCAGATCCTAAAGTAGTACCTGTTGTATCTTTAATTGTTCCGGCCTTTACTGGACCAGAAAATGTAGTTGTTCCCATGTCTATCTCCTTTTGTTAATAGTCCCCGAAGGGTCATGAGGTTAATAAAGCTTTATTTTGACATAATAAATGAGGGGAGTAAACCCCTCATTAGATTACTCTTCGTATCCAACAAAATCTTCTAGATTTTGAATACGCTCTTCCAAATTATTTTCTTCATCTTCTTCTTCGTGATCGAGTTTTGTCTTTAACTCTTCAATATCATTTTCAAGCTCTTCTATTTTAGCTTCTAAGTCTTTTATTTTTTCGTTAAGTGATTCCATAATATTACTCCTTAACTTTTGTATTTATCATAAAAAAAGGGCGCATAAAGCGCCCTTATGTTAATTATTTATGAAAGTATTATGCAGCACCTGGTGAACCGAATACACATCTAGGATCTGAGAATCCAAATGAGTATCTCTCTCTAGCTTTGTATCTTACGTTTCCTGTATCGAAATCACCTTCCATTGAAGTTCTAATTGGGCTTCTTTGGAAAAGTTTGAATCCGTTCGGAATGTCGGTTTTGATAAAGAACGCATCTGGGTCTGTTAAGTAATGGTTTACTGTGTAACCCTCAGGTACCATACCCATATTTCTTGTTGCGTTAATATCGTTGTCAGCAGTACCAACTCTTAATGTTGATTGAGTTAGTCTGTCTGCTACGAATTGTAACTCAGAAGGAATAATGAGTTTTCTACCTTGAGTAGAAATCAGTAAGCCTCTCTCATCAGTGAAAGCAGCAATATCAATTAATGCTTGCTCAAGAGATGCTTCGTTTAAGTCAGCAGCAACTGCCAATTCGTTTGACAATGTACCAGTGACAAGTGGGTGTGCATCAGAACAAAGTTCTACGCCGTCACCACCAGGGAAGTTAGCGTCAAACGCATTGTTAAGTACGTTTGCAGCTTTTACCTGCTTAGTGTTTGCCATGGAACGTGCAAGAGCTCTTGTGTATCTAGCTGAGACTCTGTCGTAAAGGTTGTCCTCTACTGCTTCCTCAGTGATTGCAAAACCTAATGCAATTGTTTCATGTGTGTAACGAGCTGTGAAGGTTTCTGTCGCATTGTCATAAACAATTGAACCACCTTCAGACTTTACTCTCGCATTACCAAAACCTGATAACATTACCTCTTCTTCGAATGCACGATCAGAAGTTTCTGTATCAAAAATTTCAGCATGCTCAGCATCATAACGTCCATACTCCAAGCCGAACAGAGCGTTCAAACCTGGCTCTAACTCTTTAACGAGTTGACTTCTAGATATAGCCATAGTTTAACCTCCTATATGCCTGTTGAATCGTTTAGAGCGTGTAGATTGATTTTTACTCTGATGCTTGCGTTAGCAGCAGTGTAATCATTGTTATCAACATCAGTGGATAACGCTACAACTCTAAAGTTTGCACCTGCGTTGGTTGTAAAGCTCGAACCGTCAATTGCAACGTTGGAAATACCAGAAATGGTAGAACCAGCGCCGTAAGTAGCGATGTTTGCGTTAGAACCTACTTGTGCCTGTCCAGCATTTGAGTCATCACATTTGACTTCAAATACCACGTTTGGATCGTCGATAACATAAGCTTTTATGTCATCTGCTGCGATGCCGCCTGGGTAATAATTACTCCATGTTGGTTTCTGTGTTGTTGGGTCTGTATATTCGCAACCATTAAAAATACCAATTAGTTCAGCACCAGCAGTTGATCCTATGTCGATGTTTCCGTTTGCTAATAGCACAACGGGATCACCTTGAAAAATTGCGGACGCTTCGCCGTTTCCAATAGCGAACTCACTTTGGCCTTGACCATTGTAAGCACCACCTTGCATTTGGACGGGACGAAATCCGAAATTTCCAGCTTGATTTGCCATAGTTCATCTCCTTTTTTAATTAAGTATCTTAGGATGGTTTCTTATTGCCACCACCAAAAGATACACGACTCTGCCTATCAGCATTGATAGGCATGCTAGGATGTTGGTCCCTAAGAGGATCTTTTTCCCAAGCTTCGGTCTGTTGTTCAGTCCTATTCTTGTAATAAGAGTTTCTCTCATTAACGATCTCTTCAGGAATTCTTGCCAATAGCAAGTCACCTACGCTGATGACACCCTCATAAGCTTTGATGTTTCCGTTGTAAGCAGAGTACATATTCTCTGAATATTGATCAGCTCGGACTAATTCCCAGCCTTCTCTTAATTTAGCAGTGATATTTTTATTATCATCTGCTCCATTTACTCGGTGTCTTAACCATCGTTGCTTATATCCATCAGGACATGGTGGTGCGTCTAACTGAGACGGTGGCTGCCAAGGTTTTCTACGCTCCTCTTTAGCCCTTGTTTGTGCACTTCTTGGTGTTTTTATATCTGTCATTTTGTACCTCCTTAAACGTACTTAGCATATTCAGCTAAGGGAACCCCTAGCTTATTTGCTATTTTTACTTGACTAGGAGTCAACCTAACAGATTTGCGTCCACTGGTTGCAGACCTTGAAGCAGAAGCAACAGGTTGGACGATTTTGTTACCTCCGGTGGTCTGATCCGAACCCCTCGAAAAGGATTCTGGAAACTTGTTTTTAACTCTATTAGTCAATTCATCATAATACTCATCGGACTCAGTGTCAAATCCTTCTGCCACTAATCCACGATGTATTCTTTGAGCATAATCGGTCATTTCCCCATCTTGTCTGAACCAAGGATTTTTCTCCGCCCAGGCTAACGCCTTGGAAGAAGGTTGAGGTCTAACTTGTTGAGGTTGTTGAGCATAAGCTTGCTGCTCTTGCTCTAACTGTTTTTGAAACTCTTCATACTCACGTTCTTTCTTAGTTTTAGTAACTCGAATTCTTTCCGCTTCTAAATCTAATTTGGTCAAAGCTTGACGTGCTTCTTCTTCTTTCTGATAGTCACCCGCTTCACGAGCAGCAATCAGATTTTGACGAGCAAGATCCGAAGCCATTTTGTTTCGAACTTCACTTTCTGACATATAACCTTTGTCAATGTCATAAGTTTTCTTTTTAGTATCGGAAAGTTCTTTTTGAACGTTTTGTGCGAATTGAAAAGCAGCTTCACGCTCCCTTTCAGCTTCTCTGAGTTTCCAAGTCATTTTGTCTATTCTTTTTTTGACTTTATCAGAGTATTGATCCATCTCATCTGACTGTTCTTCAACAGCAGGATTGATTGGATCTTTTTCTTCGGTTTTTACATCCTCATACTTTTCAGGACTGACTGCGCCGTGAGACTTGTCTTCAAGTTCAATTTCAGCACCCTCTCCTGAAGTATCAAGATCAACCATCTTGTCTTTTTGAGCAGATGTTATTTCTGTTTGCATGGTTTACCTCCCATGTTATACAATTGTTAATACGTCTTCAGGCGTTTCAACAGTGCCGAGTATTTCGTCATCATTGAGTAACCTAACTTCTCCTCCTTCAATCTTTAGTCTTGATCCTGCGTATCTGCCAAACACAACCCAATCGCCTTGTTTACACCAAGGACCATTAGGAAACTTTTCTTTATCTTGATAAGCGTCATCACCAACAGCAAGAACTAATGCTACCGATGCTGTTAACTGTGAGTCCTCCACAGTTTTGTCCGTTAATATGACACCGCCCTTAGTTTTCTCTTTTGCTTTAAAAGGTAAAACTAATATTCTCCAACCCGTAGGTCGAGGAAGCTTTTCCATTTCTTTTCGATCTGATTTTATACCCTCACTTGGGTTTTGATATTTTTGAAGTACACTGTCTGGTACATATAAAGTTTTAGTCATCTATTTTCTCCTCTTTATCCAGCAGGCGAGAAATTTCCTGTTGGCACATGTCAAGCATGTGTATCTTACCTTGAATATACTTATAATCTTCCATGTTTTCAACCTTTCCATGAACTAAATGCTCAAGAAATTGCTCTCGAGCGTTTTTTAATTCTTTCTGTAAGTTGTGTATGATGAATACACTCATTTAAGACAATTTTGTCCAGGAACTTTCTTTTCCCATTTTATATTATTCATTGCGTTTTTACTTGCATACCAAGTTTGTTCTACACTTGAATTAGCACCGAAAGAAGGTGAACCTATTTTATTTAAAGCGTGTGGAACTGCTTGTTTGACAGATTCAAGAAGATAATCGTCACCAAACATTGTCCCTGTTGATTTTAACTTTGGCCACCAGTTCTCAATATCTTCCATTACAGGTTCATATTCATGTGCTCCATCGATCATAATATAGTCAATGCTTTCTTCAGCAAATTGACAGAGAATGGTTTCCGAGTCTGATCTACCTTGACAAGGTATGACCATATTTCTTCCAATAAAGTATTGTAAATTTTCTTTAAACATGTGTGAAAAATCTTTTGGTAACTTTAAACCAGAATGTTCGGTCGAACCCTCAAAGGTATCTACACAATAGATTTTTACATTTTCTTTATTAGCGTTTACTAAAGCTGTAGCTAGATAATGTGTTGATCGACCTAAGAAAGATCCTATTTCAACAATCTTTCCGTCGTCGGCTATATCATCAACAATCATGTCGTAAGTTTCGGTGTAATTACACCATCCAGGTATTTTAAAATACGTGTGTTTCATAGTTAAGAATTCCTTATTTAGTTATCTTAATTATTTGTATCTTTTTATAAGTATTTTGCAACCCTTGTGATAAAGGTCCTTTTTTAGGAGGGGTTGTTTTGGTTAGTCTCTTAGGTTTCTTCTGGCTTGTCATGAACACACCTCGCACATTCGCACATACAGGATGCACCACAGTGACAGTCACACCCACATATCTGACATTGATTTATCATAGATTCACACTTTAAACAGAGTTTGTCGCAACCCTCACACATTATTTGTCTGAATTAATTTTCTTTAATTTTTCAAATGATCTTATTCCTGACATACCTAAAAGTGCCATGACTAACGGAAATAAAGTCGCCATATCAAGCTCTGGTAAGGGATTATGAGGAATACTAAAAGCCGCTAAGATAAAAATAATAAATTGTTTTAATACATACTCCCACAATATAGCTAAAGCACAACTCATTCCAATCAAGGGTCTCCATGATCGTTGCATGATACCACCAATTCCGGTTGCGGTAGACTTTGCATCAGCTAAATTGATGTCCATTTGCTTAGAATTAATTTCGTTTTCTAATTCTTTAAGTTTATTTCTCGCAGCAAGTTTTTCTTCTTCACTTGTGTGCACAGAATCAATGACTTTTCCTACAGTATCGACTAAAGATCCACCTAATAGCTTTTGTAACATTATTTTTTCTCTGCTCCTTTAATTTTTCCTTTATTTATACTAGCATAAAACACTTTTTTGCCTAATTTTTTCCCATAAGTCTTTGACATTGACTTTTTTATCTTTTTACCCTTGTCGGTTAGAGGCATTATTTCTCTCCCGAGCAACATTTGCTCGTAATTGTGCTAAATCATAATCCTTTTGTAGTTTTTGCGAGTCTAAAGACTGCTTATAATCAAATTGAGCTTCTTTGAGAGCAGCATTTTGTGCATCAAACTGCGCATCCGTCTGAGCTTCTGCTTGTCTTAGTGCTAATTCTTGTTGTTTTAGCATTACGAGAGGATCCATATTTTGATCTTGCATTGATTCTTGCTCTTCAACCACCATTTGTTCGGTAATTTTTACAATTTCATTGTCAATAGCGGTAGCTCTTTGCATTTGTAGTGCTTGTAAAGCTTCTGGCGGTATTTGTTCACCAAATTGTTGACGTAATTTTTCTGCTTCTTCTACCATTGCTTGATCAACAGTTTGAGTTGCTAATAAAGAAACGTGCTGATTAATGTGTGATACTAAATTCATCACTGCCATAGGGTTTGCTTTGACTAAAGCAGAGGTCATAAAAGTTCGATGTGCTTTAATATGAAGTTCATGGTTCTGTTGTGGGAATGCTTGTAAAGGTGCTCCTCGTAAAACAACACTGTGTTCCATTGCTGGATCTTGAGGTTGAGGTGGTTGAGGAAGAGGTAATATCTGTTCAATATCTTTAACACCTAATGCAATATACATTCTTCGATATGCTTCACGTAAATTGTGCATTTGAGGATTGCTTTGAGCAAGTTGTAATTGATTTTGTGCTAGTGTCACTCTTTGTGACATAGAGAAAATGTTTGGATCGGATACTGGTAAGATGTCAATGTTATCATCAAAGTCGATTGCTTTAATTTGTCTTGGACCACCTTGAACATTAAAAGGATAAACAGGTGGCAATGCCATCTTAAAAATCTTAGCTAGTAATTCGAATTCTTTTTTCTGTGCATAGTGTAATCTTTTGTGAACAGCCGACATCACTTTGGTACCACGTTCCATGAGAGCCATGGTTGTACCAACAGGAGTTTGTGAACTACCTATTTCTGATAATTGCATATCGGCCACTGTTGCAAATTGCTTGGCAGCATCCACACAAAAACCTAAAAGTTGCATGAGAACAGCATCAGGTCCTTTGTAAGGTAGAGGCATTAATGCTTCACGAATTACTCCATTAGGAGCATCAACATCTCTAAACTCTCCTGGTTGTAAAGGCTCGGCTTCATCACGAATTCTAAAGCCACGAGATTTAAAACCAGCAGGTAAATTTGCTAGTGTACCTGCATCTAAAAGCTGACGTAAAGCAGAGGTAGCTGTTCTGGTTAATCCACCAATCATGTGAATTAAACCAAAACCGTAGAAACCTAATCCCGGTAAAAACTTGTAATGTACGAAATAATCATTCTTTCTTTTCAAAGGATCACCTTCATTGTAGTTTCTGTAAATAGATAAAACTTTGTTTGATCCTTTATCCACTGTTACAACGTAAGGTAATTTAATTCCGCTAGGCTCACCATTTCTTGGATTAATATCTTCAAAACCCTCTAAATCTAAATCCACATGCACTTCTAATAACTCAGCCATATCATCCATGTGGTAATCAGTTGGATTAGTTCCTTCGATGCGATCCATTTTTTCTTGGACATCAGAAACATCATCACCATCATAAGGTTGTAAAGGAATATCTCGATAGAATCCTGAAACTTGTTTTTTGCGAAGATCATTCATGGACATCTTCACAACTTGAGCAATACGATCACAGCTATCTAAATCAGATGCGCCGTAAGGAACAATCACGTCTTCCGCAGGAATAAATTTAGATGCAGCTCTATTTTGATTTTCATCAAAGTAAACTTTTTTAAAGGCACTCCCTGACAAAGGTAATTGAAATAATAATTGGTCCATCTCTGGATTGTAGTCTTCCATGACATGAGTAATCTCATAGTTCATGTATTCTTTCACACGTTCAGCGGCCTGTTGTAATTGTTCGTTGACAGCACCCACGACTTGTGTTCGGACAGGACCATCACTGGGTAAAAGTTCAACGTAAGCCATTGCTTGAAACTGAGTGACGGCTTGAGCTAAGACAGGATGATGAACACTTGCAGCACCTCTAAAAGGTCTGCTTCGTTCTTCATATTTAAAACCAAGTAAATCTAAACCTTTGGTATAAGCTTGTTCCCAATCTTCACGAGAGGATTTATCATTTTCTACTTTCTCCATTAATTCATTAGAAAGAGAACCTAAATATCCTTCATCTAAAATTTCTGCTAAATTAGAATTAAAACCAGAAGCGACAGGAACGTCAACTTCACCGACTATTGCGGAACCATCCTCAATGATCTCAACACTGTCTTCCACTTGATCGGGAGAAAGGTTAATGTCAACTTGAGTTCCTACTTCTTCAATATCGATTCGGTCGTCTCCGCCTGGACCTAATGCTTTTGCATCAACTATGTCACTCGGGTTACGAGATGTGCTATCAAATTTATCTACCATATTCGCCGTATATATCTGTTATAGAAACTAAACTATCTTTATCAATACTTCCACCAGATTTTTTCTTAAATAAATACATGGGTTCTTCGAGTTTAGAAGGATCAAATGATAACGTATACATGTCCACGGCGCTAGGATTATATTCTTCAATTTTAATTAGTGCGTCATTAGCATTTTCACCCTCTTTCAAAGGAATAAAACGATATCCGACATCCGTGGCATCTCCTCGACCTTGAACGACATAATAGTCCATGACTTGTCCTGGAGCGATCTCTCTTGAATAAACCACATCTCCAGGCTCTGTTATACCTTTTACAACACGAGTAATCTGTTCATCATAGTATTCATCTCTGTCAGCATCGGACACTTCTTTTCTAGTTTCCGCTTGTTTTAAAATTTGAAATTCACCATCGGGATTTTTATTCAGAAAGGTTAAACCCTTTGTTCCTTTACTGGAATCAATTATTTTTTCTACTTCTAACTTCCCACCATATTTCTTTGCGATATTTTTTAACTGTTGAACACCCACTTTGTCGTACAAGTTTTGAAATTTCTTTTTCGCTTCATCCGAGTCTTTGCCCCAACGAGGGTTTGGTCCGACATCCGCAGGCATAATGGCTACTTTATCAATCCCTTTTTGCTTTGCTGCTTTAATGGTCGATTTAATTAACAAGTCTACATAGTCTGCCTGCTTGTTAAAAGGAATAGGGGGAAAGGACTGAACTGGTTTTAATTGATAGTCACTTGGTAGATAAGTATCAGTATTTGCAATTCGATCTAATTCACGTCGTTCAGCATTAATCGGAACTTTGAAA